TGCAGGTTCAGGTGCAGGTTCAGGTGCAGGTGCAGGTGCAGGTTCAGGTGCAGGTGCAGGTTCAGGTGCAGGTTCAGGTTCAGGTGCAGGTGCAGGTTCAGGTGCAGGTTCAGGTGCAGGTGCAGGAGGAGGAGGAACAGGCACCCATGGTAAAGGAAGAGATATAATAGGAGGGGTCATTTGTTGACGAATTGATTCACACAAGTATGTATTGTAACCAGTAACATCGACCATTTGAGAGAGCCATCCGTCAACAGTATTTTTCTGTAGCTGTTCATACGGAATGAAACTTTCAGGATCAGGATTTCCTAAAGAGTTCGAACCATACACATCACATGTATATGATTTACCAGTAGCAGCATCAGTATAGTCAGCACGATACCTCCAATGAACATTCTTCACAACGTTTGTAAGACCATCCAATGATGGAGCCACCTCGAGAGATGAAATCACCCAAGAGAATGAAATATCTTCAACAGTAATTGCAGATGACATAGTAAATATATACATTAAACATACAAAATAAAAACATATTTTACGCTGCAATACTCCCCCACCCACCACGATTATTATAGTTACCACTTCGACTTTTTCACATTTATTTTCGGGCCAGCACCCTTCTTCTTTACATTCGCTGGATCGTACGACTCTTCTTCTTCATCGGATCCAATTTCTTTCGACATCTCCCAGAACTCCTTTGATCCAAGTTTAAATGGACCGTGTGTTTGCGCCTTGTACCAGAAAATCTGGTCCTGAAGTTTATTTGACTTGGCATTATTATTTATTACCAAACATTCATAATTCTCTGTACATTGATCCATCACTTGACAGAAGGTCTCGAATGTCGGAAACATACCGGCATAGTTATCATAGATTCTCTTGCGGTTCGCTATGTATGGCTCTCGCAAAATAAAGACATAATCAATGTTCGTACGAAGGTTTGGCGGAATACCGAGAGGATACTGCATCGTAATGATAAGCATGATTTTCCAGTGCCTGCCATTCATAAATAATAGACGCATCATAATATCTTTCGTCCATTTACTATCATATAAACAATCGTCTAACACAACAAATGTTCTCGGATCAATTGACGACTTTTTATACATCTCAATCTCTTTCTTCATCTGTTTCAAAACAACCTTTTGTCGTTTAAGAATGTTCTCAATAATTGCGGTGTTATATGCATCATGAATAAATAGCTTTGGTACATGTTCTGCAAAGAAACCATTCCCTGCTTCTGTACCAGATATAACGGTACCAATTGGAATGTCTTGATGATAATACATAAGGTCTTGTACAAGAAAACTTTTACCGGTGTCACGACGACCAATGAGTACGATAACTGGACCTTTATTTTCATCAGGACGGAAACTAATTGATCTCATATCAAACTTTGATAAATCTAGGTTCATTTTTGTTAAAAATGTGTATTATATAATGATAACTATACAATGAATATGATAACTATACAATGAATATGATACCTATATAATATATTTTATTCAAACGTATTACGTATGATTGAATAAAACTGTTTGACAATTTGTATGTTATATAATCTTAGACGTGGCGGTTCTTAGACTTGCGGCAGAAAGAACGCTTGGCGCCAGAAGCACGCTTGCAACCAGAGGTGCGACGGCAGGTGGCAGCGCGGAGCTTGCGGCAAGGAGAAGCGCGAACGCGAGCAGCGTAGACCTTCTTTGTAGAACGAAGAGCAGATGACCTTGAACGAGTGAGAACCATTGTATATGTTTTTATATATTAATTCAAGAAAAATATTAATACCATTGTATTTTTAATACCATTGTATTTTTACTAAATACCTTACAACCTAACATAGTACCCGTTCAAAACAACAATAAAATATCTATATAGGATTCATATCAAATATTATATACACGTGAATCGTATTGTTTGATACACATTACACTCTAAAATACCATTCATCTATAAAATATGATCGCCCCACTATCGTCAAACACATTTTCACCTAAAGAGTATTCATTATTTTATCGCAAAGCCCGACTTCTTCCATCAACAACTTTAGAGAATCAAACAACGAAGCTCTCGAATATTCAAAACTATGTTCCGATTTATTCAAGGTTCTTCTCGATCAACGAAACGAACTATAACACAATCCAGCTAAACCAGCATTATTACATTCATTCCATTTTAGGAACAATCTCTCCTGAAACAACCTCTTTTGACGAAGATGCAGCAGAAACAAATAATAATCTCATTGGCAAAGATTCCACATATAATAACATTGAGGCATGTATAACAAGTGATGATGTAAACGGTGGATACAAAATCGGCTTCAACGTTCCGATTTTTGTGAAATATTCACCATTACTTAATCCAGTGAAGTATCTCTCTGGAAAGTATAATACAAGCGACCCGACCCTTACAGAGCTGCCATCATATTCATCAACAAAGACAACTTGTCATCCAAAGGTAATTGACCCGAATAACTCTGCATATATCGATGCATTTTTCTCATATTTAACGAGTCAGACGTTGCATCATCATGGAGTTGTACATGGGTTGGATTATTATGGGACGTACTTGTGTCATCAGAGCGAGTTTATGGTTAACATATTTGATGATATCGAGCATTTGAGTCAGTCTACTTTTTTTAACAATCATAAGAATGATTTATTCACATTAGAGTGTCCGTTCGATGAAGATACCATGTATAACCAAGAGAATAGGAATAGAGAGGATGGTACACGGGAAAACAAGAATAAGAAGAAGCTTATCATTATGGATGATACTACGAATGCGGACCTAGGATTGGAACCTAGACGAGGAGATAGCGATATTAACCTTGATATAGACTGTATTCCATATGGTGGTTCAAATAATGTGGATACACAAACTAGTATAAGCATAAATGATGTACGTCTTGAGTCGGACTTATGTGAACTTGACAGTTGTATAGTGCATGATAGTTCAGATTATCTGGTTGATATGTTGTCACCTGCGTCCAGTCTTTCATGTTCATCTAGGTCGTCAGATACATCATGTAATAGTGAAAGTGACAACGATAGTAACAACGACAGTGACAGAGAGAGTAACAGTGACAGAGAGAGTAACAGTGACAGAGAGAGTAACAACGACAGTAACAACAACGAAAATGATGGAGAGAGTGACGGTGGCAACAACAGTAACAATAATGGCAACAGTGACAATAATAGCAACCAGGATAGCAACAGTGATGGCACAAGTAATAGTAACGAAGGCAGTAGTTTCAGTGATGAGAGCTACGATGAAGAAGAGAAGGTGATCGCAAAAATAAAAAACTTTCCAGTACAGGCGATATTCCTTGAAAAATGTAAAAACACCCTTGATAGTTTGATGATGGATAACGAATTAACCCACGATGAGTGGTGTTCCATCTTATTGCAAATCATTATGACGTTGACAATTTATCAAAAGATGTATTCATTCACACACAACGACTTGCATACAAATAATATCATGTACATTGAAACGGAAGAAGAGTATATATATTATTTGGTGGACGGCCAGTATTACAAGGTCCCCACCTTTGGTCGTATATTTAAGATTATTGATTTTGGTCGTTCCATTTACAAGTTCAAGGGTCTTCTTATGTGCAGTGATAGTTTTCATATGAATGGCGATGCATCAAGTCAATACAATTTCGAGCCATATTTTAATAATAAGAAACCACGACTTGAACCAAACTATAGTTTTGATTTGTGCCGTATTGCATGCTCTCTGTTTGACTATTTTATTGATGATCACCGAGAGACAGAGAAGTTATGTGAAGATGATGAGATTATTCGTCTTATTGTAGATTGGATAACGGATGATAAGGGTAGAAACGTATTATATAAATCGACCGGAGAGGAGAGATATCCCGACTTTAAGTTGTATAAAATGATCGCACGATCAGTACATAATCATATTCCGAAGAACCAAATATCGAATCCATTGTTTGATGAGTTTAAAATTACCCAAGCGAAATATGCGAAGCTCTCAAAGTTGGCGAATAAACGAGGACAGGCTACTACCGGTAGCAAGGGACTGATATTTATTAACATTGACGACCTTCCATCGTATATTGAATAATACAAAAAAGGTGTAAAAACATAATTTTGTTAGAAAATAGATCATCATCTTTTATCTATTTTCTCTCATTCCTCTCATTCTCTCATTTACGTAGAATCTGAAAGATGGAGTGTGAGCAGTTGTATCCCATTGATACACTGGTCCCAACACAAGATATATTCAATGAGTTATGCGAGAAAGGGAATATTATTGATGCGAAGAACATATATTGTAGTAATACACATGATGTTATACAACCTCTCAAGACGGCATGTGAACAAGGGCATTTTGATATCGTAGTTTGGTTATTTTCGCTTATTCAAAAGATGGAAACGATATCAAATATTATTCAAGAAATATTCAATATTGCATGTTATAATGGACAATATAAACTGGCAAAGTGGATATATAATAATGGATGTAGTTACGGACATAATAATATAATCTCATTGTATGAATACGGTAAAACATTGAAATACTGTATTGCATCTCAGAATATCGACCTAATAAAATGGTTTCTCTCATTAAAGAATGTTATTATAAATAATCAAATGAATGATAATGGTTCAAGTGAAGAAGTAATCGTACGAAACATCATCAATGTAAGTATTATGAATTGTTTTACCCGAGCATGTTTAACAGGAAATATGCGTGTTATGAAGATACTATATAGCGATTCATTCGCCAGTATTCTCTCTTCTTCATTGGTTTATACTATCATTCGTAAACTATATAATACACATACGAATGTTCGACATGTTGCGACTTGGTTATTCAAGATAAACCCGAAAATGGACCTACGAGAGAATGACGATGCATTATTCCGTCTCTCATGTAAACATAACAATATCTCTCTTGCCAAATGGCTGAAGAGTATGTATCCGAGAGAATATACGTTTACTTTTACACCTTTTCCAGACAATGTGATAACTGACTATTATATATTGAATAGTTTACCGGTAAAGGATGGTAGTATAAGAACAATAACTCATGATATAGATATCGAATGTCGGGATGAAGTATGTTTGATTTGTAGAGAGAATACATCCAATATTATAACATCATGCTCTCACTTGTATTGTTATAATTGTATTGACAGATGGTATTCGAAACAAAAAACATGTCCTTATTGTCGCGTCACAATAAATGAGGTCTATAAACTGTAACTGTACAACAATAGTATATGCGTATGACGCGTTTAGGGGGTAAAAGGAAATAGAGAGATGTAAATTATAGTATTTTTTTGTTGAATAAATATATAAGATGACAAAAAATACAAAAAAAATATGTAAAAAAAGGAAGTATTCGTTGAAATCAAAAAAGAATCGCCATATTCGTGTTCGTGGTAAATCAAAATCACGGACAAAATTACGGGTGGGTGGGTTAATATAATATGATAATTTTGTATTATATTATGAAGCACAAAAGCGATGATTGTAAAATACCTACTTTTATTATGATATTATGATGATAATATTATACTAATATCATAGATATTTTAACGTGTTATTTCTCTAAAACCCAGGATTATCGGTAAATGCTACAGCTGATGCACCGGCGGATTTGATAGAAGCAACTGGATCCCCGCCAAGTGTATCAACCACATTGAATTGGCTTAACACAAACATACCAACCACCGCAGAAATATAAACAATCAATGTATCTTGAATCATGTTCTTGAATGGTTTTGCCGGTTCGTGTGATATAAATCTCATTTCAATAAACTTCATAAGAAAATAGACAACAGAGACGATTGCACCAATAATAAATAGATTGTTAGACATGAAAGGTAAAGTAAGGAAGCACTACAGTCAAACTGATTATATAAGTTATTCTTAAATAATCATTTCATACAAATAAACGCGCAACGATTAGATCGGTGTCGGAGGTGGTGGAGGTACTGGCGGGAATATAATAAATAAGAAATAAACAAGAATACAAGGAGCAATCGCTAATATGATTGCATATAAAAGAAACATAAGTATATTCAGAGTGAATATGTTTCCTGCAAATAACTCAAATAGTCCCATGTTTTTATAATATGGGTTGTTTGTATAAAATCTTATATATACATTCGTTTCTTTTTTCGAGTGTATTACAAACACATATAATCATGTATTTTCTGAAGCGTATGTGATATATCCACGTATTTTCTTTGATTAATGTAACACTTGAATGTCATCTAATAGTGGCGGAGCATTTAGTGACTGACTGGTATTGAGAGAATGAACATCAGTTATGTCTAAATCAACTGCCCCTCCAATATTCAACCTTTCATCATCATCATCGTCATAGTCGTCGTCGTTATCCTCTCCCTTGTCCCCAAACATAATCCGCTGCTCTTCAAACACAGGTTCAAATGATTTCACTTCATCATTCCCAAACTTGATACCCTGCTTCATGGTTTTACCAGAGAGATCATCACTAAAGTCAGGAGTAATTATAGCAGGTGCATGTGAATTAATTCCGGGTTCAACGCCTCTCTTTCCAGCACCAATTCCATTATTCCGTTTTCTACGTGTAGTCTCTTCTACTGCAGCATCAGATAGAATCGGGTCTTCTTGAATAACCTCCTCCTTCTCATTAACCTCGATCACGTCTTCCACGGATTCATCCATATATAACTTCAATATGTCTTCTACAGGAATGCTTTCTCTCACTGTATTAAATATGCATTCCTTCACAATGACCTCAAACTCGCGGTTATTCCTTTGAACCGACAACGCGGGAATACCTCTTTCAAATATGTATACATTCGAATATAGTTTCCGTGCTGTATTGATATACACTCGATGAATAAACTCCGAGAGATTCGGGATTTTAATATTCACCTTTTTCTGTTTGTTTCCAACACGCATCGATGTCATGCTTTTTAATTGAATAATATGAACACACGTAATAAGTTCTTCTAAATAGCCACACTGACTTCTCTCCTTGATACGCGTCGTTTCATTATCGATAATCGTGGTATTCCATTTGGGAACTCTTGACAAAAAGTTTTGGAATGTCATTAGGTATTTGTCTATCTCTTTATTCGTTTTGCATAGTTTGTATGCCTCTTCAAATATAGAACGAAACCCTTCGATGATATGAGGTGCGAGAATGTTAACTAGTCGAGATGCCCATTCGTTTTTCGATTCATGTAATGTAGTAACTGAATAGTCGTCCATATCAATTGTTGTGTATTATTTTTACATAAATGATATATTTTCTAAAGTGTGTTCACAACGAAATAAAATAAAGTTAAGAATAAAGAGAATAAGCAGTTTTTCGTTTCGAAACTCATGTCTAACCTTGTTAAAGGTAATTAATAGTTCATATTTTTTCACTTCATTTATTCGAGGGTGTTGCTCAATATAGTTGATTAAGTCAATCGCACTGTATCCCTTTTCATATAAACTGATCGACTTTTGTATAGTGTTTTGTAGATCGTCTCTTGTTACGACATTATCACTAATGTCGGATGTCATATCAAGTAGCGATGGATGCACTTGAACTTCTCTCTCCAATTCTCGTATTCTCTCATCCTGTTGTATATTAAATACATGTTCAATATTATACCGATGTAGGTTGATTGTTTGACCATTATACTCTGGCTCTGGCACAAATATCTCGCAGAACCTAGAGAGAATAGGTTTTAATAATTTATATTTGTCTTCCACGACAATGAAAAACCGCGTAGAATGGCTAAACAATTCAATACATCGTCGGAGTGCGGACTGAGCATCAATTGTAAGTTTATCTGCGTTTGTCAATACAATCGTCTTGAATATCTCTCCATCTTTCAAATCGATATTTGTTTTTGCAAAGAATTTTAATTCCTCGCGTATAAACTTGATTCCTTTTCCGTGTGCGCAGTTCACACGCATAACATAACTTTTAATAGACGATTTATCGCCGCCATAAATGGATGTAATAAATCGGTCAAGAATATGTGTTTTCCCGCATCCATATGTTCCATGAAAAATAATATTGGGAATCTTTTTGATATCAATAAAATATTGGAGTTTGCGATGAATATCGGCATGAATCGGCAGTACGCCTGTACTCGAGTTTTCTAATAAAGAAGATGAGATGAGTGATGTACAATGAGTTGCCATTGTGTATAGTTGTAAAAATAATTATACAGAAATGTTATATGGATTAATACGATATGTATAATTATATTTATGTTGATGTTTTGAATTATTCATAAATGGTAGTGTAATGTAAATAGGTACTTATGGGCTGAATGGAGCTTCATATGGTTGAATGGTAGATGTTACAGCAGGAATCTGTGTAGGAGAGGATGAATAATAATAGTTTGTTGTGTAGTAATAATTCAGAGGGAGAGAACTGCTATTTCCGGCAACCCCAGTGGTTGGTACAGCAGGGGAAGGCGGTCCGTTCATGTATGCTGGTTGTGTGGTTGACCCGGCACTAGAACCGGCTCCGGCACCGGCACCTGATCCTGGCGTATTATTCTGAGCATTCGTTGCACTGGGGGATGTAGTACTTGACTGATATGAGGCTGCATATGCCCCACCACCATATGGATCAACTGGCTGAGAGTAGGACTGTTGTGCGCCAGTTCCAGGTTGCCAGTATGGTGTATAAAAGTTTGTTTGTTCAGTTACATAATTACGTTTTACTGCAGATGCAACTTCTGTGCCATCAGGCAAAAACTCTTTCCACCCGACTACTTTTGTACAGTCACTATCATACCTGCATGCGTTTGCAGAACTAGTTGTATTATTGCAGGTCCATGGGCATTTATACATGAGAACAATATCATTACCATTTGCGTCCTTAATGTTGTTACCAGAAGCATCCATCTTATAAATACGTTGGCATCCATAACTATTCGATGACTTTGGTTCAATACACTTACTTACGTATCCATCGTTTCCATAATTCCATGTTTGACCATCAAACCATGACTCAGGGTGTGCGGGTTTCAATGTTTCCCATACTCGTCGTGCGTATGTGAGTTCATCTCTCGCTTTATCAACATCGATTGAACTTACCGGTGTATGTTTTGATACAGTATTGTATCGATTAAGAGCATCATTATAATTACGAAGGGCCGTTACTGCGCGATTTCTAGATGTTTGAACATCTCCAACATTGATTAGTGTGCTTCTCTCGGAGTCGGCGGCGGCGGGAGGGTTGGGAGCGTCGATAATTTGAGGGAACGCACTTGTTCCTTGGTCGATAACAGTTGCACTTGATGTATCATTCGATGTTTTAGTAGTAACAATAATTGTCATTGCATTTTGTGTAGTACTTGGGTTCTTCATGCTTGAGCTGCTAAATACGAGGGTTGTATTGGATGCAACAGTTGCACCGGCACCCAGTATAATTGTTAGAAGAGAGGTTGTTCCTGTTCCGGAGATGGATGCGGTGTTTGCAAGAGGCGGGGTAAATGTAACTGTAGGTGTAGAGAGAACAGATGTAATTCCTGGAACGGGGACCTTGATTACATTTCCTTCAACGAGAGGTGACGCAACCGTGAAACGAACATGGACATTTGTCGTTGCGCCAGTTGTATAATTGGAAAGTGTAATTTGAGGAGAGATGATAGAACCGTATGCACCAGTGGCGGGGGTAGAAGAAGAAGAAGAAGAAGAAGATGATGAGTTGGCAGGAGAAGGAGAAGAAGAAGAGGGAGAAGAAGAAGAGGCAGGAGAAGAAGATGAGGTGGCAGGGGTAGAAGAAGTGGCAGCCGCTGTATTTGCCGCAGGTAATGTACTAGGCGTAGTGCTATTCGAAGATGAAGTCGAATTATCCAACCCTTCAATAATTCCGCTACCGAATCCACCGTACCTAAAATACCCAGCTGCACTGACTAGTAACACTACCACCAAAATAAATATCGTTGTTATTCTATCAAAATGCATCTTTCTATTTTATTAGTATTTTATTAAATATACGATTCTCTTATATGGTGTATATAAGATGTATATATAATAAAAATATGTATTGTCTTGGTGATATCATAATACACCAGCAATTACTCTACTAGTAACCAGTCAGACTATGTGTGTATGGGTTTTGCCTAAATGCATTCAATAATTCAGGGTTGATACGTTCATTATTTATGCTATTATCGTAGCTCTGTGGCATTGTCATTCGTCCAAATGTTTCAACGCTAGGGATGGAAGGAGGAGCAGCGGTTGGTGCCAAATACCGATTATTATCGCGGTCACTATCAATCTTATTAATATGAATATTTTCATTGGAATTAAATAGTGACATACTTCCTGGATTTAAACGGCTTTTGTATGACTTGTTGACATTATTTCGTTGATTATATGCCGCATTATAGACTTGTGTTCCATAGTGTGTTGCCGCGCCACCAGGTGCGCCCATATAGTTCACCGAGGTAGACTGACGTTCAGTATCAACCGGTGTCTGATCTGCAACCAAGTACCCTGAAGCCGCCTGGCGTTCCATGTTAAGATGGTTAAATCCAACAAGACCAACCGTTGTTTCCTTAATAGTTGTTGGAAGACGGTCAGCAGGATTAAATACAACCCCAGCGGGTACAATACTCTTTGCATTCTCATATGGTCTAAGATTGCCAGTAGCGTTTTCTTTTCTGGAAGGACGTAATACATCGAGCAATGGTGCGACTACTGCGCGAATAGCCCCATGAATACCTCCCATTTCGTTTTCTCTCATGGTAGTTCGATTATTATGCGACATAGTATATGAGTCTCGTCCAAAGTCACCCTCTGTTGGCATCCCTTTTGCGGCGGCATACGGATTAATAATGGGTTTTCCATCATATTCTTCGCGCCGCGTCTCTTCATAGTTCTGAGGAGCATACATCGCAGAACCAGTCATCGGGTTTGCACCAGCTCCATAATATTCGGATGTAGTGGTTGTTCGATTTACGTCTTTCTCTACTTCAATTGCACGTAATGTCTGACCCTTCTCCATACCAGTTGTAGTGAGCCATCGGTCCGCAGAGTTGACATAAAATGTATCAGGCAAATGTTTTTCAACGCGACCAAACGTCTCAACAGTTCCAGATGATTTGTTGAAATAATTTCCAGGACCCTGATGGTTTTCAAGACTATATGAGAGCTTGGGGTTTGTTTTAACGCGGAGTTCATCCACCGTTCGATCCATCCATTTATCGCGGGATTCAAGACCAGAATTGAGACCGGCATTTCCGCCACTAGTATATCCTTTGTCTAAACCAGGTCCGACCTTCACTTCATCCCATGGTTTTACGTTTGCCATTTTCATGGAAGGCATAATTCGGGACTGATAAAAGTCGCTGTGGTTTTGCATGCCGTTCGGTACATGTAGGTTTTCATGTGGTGCGAATAATGGAGCGAGTTCTCCTTTTGAAATAAATTGAGAACCTGCGCCACCCTTATTGTCTAAAACACTTTCATTCATGTCAGCATTTGCGGTACGTCCACGAATCTTGGAACCAAAGAATGGAACCATATTATTATGTGTAAGTTCAGACGGATTTACTTCCTCTCCAGTGAGAGATGTGAATGGGGCGCTTCGGTATGTATCGCCGAACTGGGTAACGGGGTTGTCAAGAGTACTTCCACTGGTAACACCCATTAAGCCAGGACCACCTACACCTCCGGCAATACCAGACGACATTTTATTGAAGTCGACCCCTCTTGCAAAATAACGGTCGGTGGCGGCATTTGCTTCTTTATATTTATTAACATTTGATCCTGTTCCTGGTTGAACAATCGGGTAATTTGTCGTTGGAATATCAGTATTAGGTAAATAGTTTGCTTTTTTTCCCATATTTTCGTAATTCTCTCGTTGTGTTGATTTCGACTTTTGGTTAGATGCCACATACATCGACCCCAACGCAAGAAGTGGTAATGCTAGTTCCATGCTCTTACTTTATATCAATATAATTATAGAAATGGATAAGTAGTATGATGAAATATATATAATATATATTGTGTGTACAATAAATATAATATGGTGATAACGTATTCTATCGTAGTAACGATGAACATGCTAAAGGTATGATTCGTTATTGGAATAATGCCTCTCCACTTGCCTGTCTATAATCCCCGACACTAAACGGTTCTTGGGTTGAACTATCGACACGTGAGTCAGATGAATATGTATAAATAGAATCTGGGGTTTGAGGGACAAAGTAATCTTTTTCTAAAATACGCGTATTCAGGTTGTTCTGGAATGGCATAAATGTATTTGCTTGTGGGTCAAAATGCAGCATTTTCCAGTTATTTTGTTCAACCTCTCGTGTCATCCACGCGGGGTGAGTTGCTCGTGGTTGTTCTACGAACGGAGAGCATGATGGAAAATTGATCATATCATTATTGCGGCTCGCTTTTGTAGCAGAAGAGGATGCATATGCATTGCTGATGGAATCCCGATTTAAGTGACGACTGAGTCCAAAGAGTTCTGCTTCAATATCAACAGTGTTTGTCATAATATTTGCTCCCCACTTTTGTGCGCGTATGCATGGATCTACCATAAAGCATGGCTTATCCCCTTGACCTGGTACATTAAGAGTATATCGTCCTGGGCCGGTTGATTGTTCGAGTTGTTTCTTAATTCTGGCGGGGTCATCATGAAATCGTGTAAATGACATGGTTTACTTGTTATTACGCTATTATATTATTATATTATATTTCTTACACCTCAACCGCTGGTTACTTATCGCTTGTTATTATTATATCATAGAGAGATTGAGAGATAAAAAAGATATAAATAATGAACAACTATGTATAATACTATTCACTTGGAGTGTACGAAGTATTATCATGACTAAAATACCGATTATTGAAATCGCGAATAGTTCAACTGCTGTATTTTCAACCTCTCATAAAAAGCCAGTATTTGCATATTCTACAAAGGATATTATGAAAAAAACGCCAAATAACAAGTCATACACATTGTGCTTAAATATGATTGTAAAAAACGAGTCGCATGTTATTATTAACACTCTCTTAAACTTGTGTACCTACTTCGATTTTGATTACTGGGTTATCTCTGATACAGGTTCAACGGATAATACGATTGAACTTATTGAGGGATTTTTTACAGAAAAAGGCATTCCAGGGTTTATTGATAGAACCGAGTGGGTTGACTTCGGACATAACCGGACACGTGCGCTTACACAGGCGTATAACCTAACAGATTATCTTCTTATATTCGATGCAGATGACAAAGTAAACGGCGATTTGGTTGTTCCAAATGTACTTGTATCGGATGCATACCAGTTTAAGTTTGGTGTAGGATTTGTGTATTTGCGTACCCTTATGGTGAATAATCGAAAGAGATGGATATTCAAAGGAGTATTGCATGAGTATATTACATGTATTGACCACGAGGATTCAATGACGGTTGTAGAAGGGAATTATCATCTTGATTCCGGGAGAAGTGGTAGTCGAAGTATGGATCCTGATAAATATACAAAGGATGCAGCGGTATTAGAGCGGGGGTATCATGACGAGATGACTAAAGTTGGTGGAGATCGCGGTCTTGCAGAGAGGTACGCATTTTACTGTGCGCAGAGTTATATGGATGCAGGGCCACTGTATTTCGATAAGTCGATTGAGTGGTATAAGAAGGTGCTTTCTCAAAATAATTGGTATCAAGAGAAGTTTTACAGTGCGTATTGTATTGGTAACATGTATATTAAACAGAGCGACACCATGAATGCGACGAATTATTGGCTGAAGTCAATCGAGTATGATCCAGAGAGGATCGAGGGGATTGCGAGTGCAATGGATGTATATCGTGTAGAAGGATGGCATGTAATTGTGAATGCTCTCTATCACAAGTTCAAGAATTATACGCGGTATCCTCGCGATAAATTGTTTCTTCCGATTGATAAGTATTATGATGTGATTGAGTATAATAATACAGTATCAGCATTTTATGTGAAAGATATGAAAAGTGGGTATGAAGCGTCAAAACATATTATGGGGAATCGAGTAATGCCGAACCATTTTATGGAGTCGGTGTTGACGAATATGGTATTTTACCAAGACGAGTTTGAAAAAGATGACTTGCTTTCATCAATTAAATTGTTTTTCGATATCGATTTGTTTATGTCTACCGGGTTATCAAATATAAATCGATTTTCAAATGATCAATTTACAGTATGGAATAAGTTGTTTAATATGTTGCGGAACATTCTCTCGTCAGACTCTAGTATCGTATTAAAATATACTGCTCCACAACGTGTATACACCGTGTCAAATAATCTGATTCTGCAAAATAAAGTAAAGGAGATACGTCTTAACCTTCATAATCCTCGTGTCATGATTACATTTACTACATGTAAAAGGTTGGATTTGTTTAGAGAAACAATGAACTCTATATTAAATCAGTGGACAGATATTGATGCTGTGGATTACTGGTATTGTGTTGACGATAACTCGAATGAGGATGACCGCAGAGTTATGAGAGAAACATATCCATGGATTGACTTTTACATGAAAACGCCGAAAGAGAAGGGGCATCGAGAAAGCATGAATATTATTTGGAGAAAGTTGAATGAGTCAAAGCCGAAGTATTGGATTCATATGGAGGATGACTTTTTGTTCCATACTCGCGGGTCATATGTAAATGATGCGATTCGAATCATGGAGGATAAGACCCTTATTGATTCTGGTGAGAATATTAAACAAATATTGTATAACCGCAATTTCGGCGAGACAATTAATGATTATAATATTCAGGGGCATCGTATGATTCGTCAGAATGGGTATGAACTAGCGGTTCATGTACATATAGGTGGGCAGACATTTCCTTATGGTAACTGTCATTATTGGCCACATTATAGTTTCAGACCATCGATTATTGACGTAGAAACCATTCTTTCGTTGGGTAATTATGATTCTGAAAATCAGTTTTTTGAGATGGATTATGCATTAAAGTGGATGAATGCAGGGTATCGGTCTGGGTTTTATAATAAGATAACAAACCGTCATATTGGGCGGCTAACATCGGAGCGTAATTTACCGAATAAGTTACCGAATGCGTATGAGTTGAACGATGAGAGTCAATTTGTTTCGCGACCCGATGATATTAATAAAAGTGTTGCGGTGGCAAAAGCACCGATAAAGGTTGATTTATCTACAGGTGAGATGGTATGTAAGAAGTACTATATAAACGAGGACAGGACTGATGGATTCGGGGCGCAGTTTCAAAATTATATATTTACATGTTATTACGTAGAGGAGAATGGAAATAAGTTTTTATATAAGCCATTGAATCGTATGGCACATAATTATAACAATGACCCAACGTATGTTGAACGGATGGAAAACCTCATGAACTTGCGGTCGATATACCGAGACTACAAAGAGGTTGTTAAGGAAGACTCTGAAGTGGAAGTCATTGTACCACACTTCAACGATATATATAACTTTACGGAATTGAATATGGATCGTTTTATAAAGAGTAAGACGATGGAGCGTATTCGCGATGCATTTTGGAAAAATAAGGGGGATAAAGCAATGTATTATCCGGATAAGGATACGAAGATTCATGTGGCAATTCATGTTCGGCGAGCTAACTTGGATGACACGGCATACAATTCATCCGCGTTGCCTGACTCCTATTACTTGAAGGTCATGAATATTGTAAGTAATTTATATTTGGCAAGAGAGAATGAAAGTGGGAAGAAGTTGCACTACCATATCTTTTCACAGGGAAAGGCAGATGACTTTGTGTGTTATACAAAGAATAACGGTGATCTAGGGAAAGAGGATCGTTCAGATGTAACATTGCATTTGAATGATTCGAATGAAGACACGTTTATTGGTATGGCAGCCGCAGATGTATTGGTTACTTCGAAGAGTTCATTTAGTTATGTGGCGGCATTGTTATCAGATGGAGATATTTTGTATACTTCATTTTGGCATAAGCCATGTAGCTGGTGGACAACGCTGGTTCCTTAGGTCACGTGACTTCAGCAATCACGTTTACACGCCCGTGTCGCATATACGAGGGGTCCAAGTCATTAAAATACGTGATGTCGCGATTTGATGTCATAATAAAAAACACATGAACATATCTTCTACGGTCAAACTTGTCGAGAAATGAGTTCCAGTCTCCTTTACACATGACCATTGTTGGAAAGTGATCATGTTTTTTCATGGTTGTGTTATGTATCATATCAATAATCTTATCAACTTCTTCAATGACGACGATAAGAGGTTTTTTCCTTGTAGGGTTGATTGTATGATATAACATAGTAAATGAATCGTTTGGTTCCCATGGTTTGAATGTATCAACTAGCGATACTTCTAATCCACATTGAATTAGATGTTTTGCAAGTATAATCGATATGATTGATTTTCCAGTACCTGGTTTTCCATGTAGTAATGATACGCAGTATTTTCTCTCGTTATAACTTCGCATGATATCGCGTATTGCGGATTGTTGGGTTTGTCTCACTTCATACGTGAGGGGGTGGTATGGATATTTGGTGTATTTGATATCCCAGAATGTGCCTTCTCTATCATATAAGTCAATAACATAATTCATTTTTACATGTCGCGATTCCGAATCATCTCTATCTGTTGTACAACATATGTCATATGTGTTCGATTTAGAAATAGACTTTTGTTGTAACATATCCATGTAGTCATCATTATGTAATGAAGGGGTATTTTCACTGCATCTCTTAAACCACTTTTCGGAAGTTAGTACATATAACTCTTTCACACTGGAGTGTTGGTCATTCGTCTTGTGTATATATCCGATAAAGTATTTACCCATAAACCATCCGAAGTGTTCGTCGTTGTTATCAATTGACGAGTATGCAATATGGGCTTGAAAGTTGATAAGTTTTGTACCAGTTACTTTGTAGATCTTTATTTTACATAAACTACTTGCAAGAAAGATGAGTGACCATATGATACTTGATGCAGGAATGAGTATGAATAGTATGTCGTTCATTCAGGTAAGTGTGTGACTATATTTATATCTGATCCATAACATAATACATAGTGATGTTTTTAAGTTGTTCTTATTCTGTAACGTTGTTACAACTGATATAGTAGTAGTAGTACTCAATCGAAGTCACACTTGCATATCCACGTTTTTTGATGTGGTACAGATTTGATACCATACCTCTTCAAAATTGAAATGCTTTTCTTACATAAGGTTAGAAGCAATTGACTACATCAACAACCGACTCGTTACAAATGGCCGCTATCTCGACTGCTACTTATTCCAACAACAACTACTACTTCGAAGAGTACAACTACAACATGGACGAAATGATGGTGGACAATGAAGACACCGGAATGATACACAACATGACGATTTATGATGAGGACTTCACTAATTGGTTTGACAATTTCATGGCCGAGAATGGTTATCTTCCATGTGATGTTACTCCTGCACAAAAGGAGAGACTGTACCACGCGACTCGAACAAGAAACGCAAACATGATCGATGAAGTTACATCAGAGATTGCGTTTAATGCAAGTCAAATGTATGATGATGATATTGAGAACGAGGTGGAAGAAAATAACTACTTGCATGGTAACGTGAAAGCCAACTTCATATATATGTTGTATACTACTCCGTTTACTGAAAAGGATTTGAATGTGATGAATGAACTCATTGAAGAAAGACGTAACCTTATTACACGTAAGTAAACCATGCATACACATAACACAATGCAACAACTACACGGATGACGTTGACAGATATTCATCCACTTTTTTTTATGTATCGAACGTTTCACTTCACAATAACATGAAAGTCAACTCATTTGCTAATACATATACACATACACATACATGTTAATAATATTTATGTGTAATACATATATAGAAAATAAGTGAGAGGTATAAAAAAATGGAAATTGATGATTTAGTAAAACGCGACAAGGTATTACAATACTTAGATGGTCTAGAACGTCAACATCATATGTCAATTGCGAAGAACTTATATGATACTCGTCGAACGATGAACGCGAACGAGTATTTAATACCTATTTATGAGACATATAAGAGGGATTATGATGCTCTTGTAAGAGATAAGCAGAAACAAATCCGTACATTAGAAGGAATGTATGATTATCTTGATGATGTTTTGAAACAAGATCGACTTCTTTTAAATAAGACACAACAGGATAAAGAGATGATCTCTCGTGAAATACGGAACTTGAAGAGAGAACTAGATGAAATGAGAGCGGTTGATGTTGGAAATAACGATACTCTTGATGTCATTTACAATGATGATCTCTCGGATGAAGAAAATGAAACGAGTAGCGAAAGTAGCGAAAGTAGCGAAAGTAGCGATAGTAGTGAAAGTAGCGATAGTAGTGAAAGTAACTATAGTAGCTACGGGGAAGAATCCCGAATCAACTAGTACAAATATATCTTTACAGTAAATTGGGAATGGATGGTATCCCTACTTGTTTCAATTCTTTTTTCATATAAGTACTACCCATATGTTCCACATTCATAAGGAAGCGTGTATTTTTTAGGAAAATAGGGATCTGCTTTTTAATAAGGATTCGCTTCTTTACAATTCGCGCAAATATTCGCAGCCAGAATGTTTTTAAAATAGCAACATGTTCACCACTATATAGTTGAATCTCTTCAACAACTTCAAGACGAACAAACCCTCTTTTCAATCCAATTTCAATATAGTTACGTATTATTGGATGACGATATACATCCCTGTTATGTAGGTTGCTATTTACTACCATCCATTGGAATCTATGTCTTGGAACTCGTCCTACATCATACTGATTTGTATTCTCGCTCAATGAAACATCCAAGTTATTTGATATGGAATACTTCATATTATATAAATCAATGTCGTTTACATAATATTTTCGTTCAAAGGAATAGTTGTCAACTGTACTTATAATTAAATAGTTACTTTCAATGTCTGGATCACTTTCTATATCTTTTCCATGTATATAATCGTTGTGGATTGCACATATCGCTAATGTGTACCGAGAAATATTTGACTGCATCTTTGTAAATACTTATAACTTGTATAACTTATTTCAATTTTGTATAGATAACAACTAATAGATACCATACTATCATGAATTACATAGGGACCTACCGATAAAGTATAAAATATTGTATAATATATAATTGATATAACAACAAACAACATGGCAGTTACTATTCCTCCTTTTATAAATAACCTTCTTCAAAATAAGAATGTGTTATACGTCGTTCTCTTCATTTCTCTCATGAACATTGTAGGGTATTTAGCATTTAATGATATCGATTCAGTCGTATTCTTTGTATTAATTGGATTGGTTGCATCTTATTTTAGTAAAAATATGATCATTATTCTCTTGTTAGCAATTATCACTACCAACTTGTTTAAGGGGGTGCAACGTGTTACCCTCTCTCGCCGAGAAGGTCTTGAAAACAAGGATGCTGACAAATCCGCTTCAAAAGAAGAGAAGGGGGGTGCATCAGTTGCACATGATAAGGTCGATGCTGCCGGAGAGAAGGATGTAAAGGCAGCTGAAGCCGCCGAAGATGCATCAAAGCATAGTGACTCATCTATTACAAAGACGGATAAGAAGGATGCAACGAAGCAGGGTATGTCTACTCTCTCTCCTGCGACCTATAATAAGAACGAAGACGACGATGAAGATGTTCAGGCCGCGAAAAAGAAGTCTACCGGAAAGGATATGAATCGCGTTGATTATGCCAAGACTTTAGAACAGGCGTATGACAACATTCAGAATATTATTGGAGAGGATGGAGTTCGCGGACTTACTGACCAGACCAAATCTCTCATGCAACAACAGAAGGTTCTCATGGATAATATGAAAGATATGGAGCCGTTGCTTAAGAGTGCGCAAGGATTTATGAATCAACTCACTGGTAATGGCGGCCTTGCAAGTATTTCAAGCATGCTTGGTGGTTTTAATGTTGGGGGTCAGGCTTCCAGCTCCAAGTAAAGTCAGAGGATATATCAAGACATACAATTCGATAAAAATACTATATATGATATGTATATATACTACACTATCATATATAAGAAACACGCATACAATAATATACGATGGCTCGAAGATGTCCTCCTGGTGTTTTTTGCGTTGAGAATGTTACATTCGGGTTTTTCGCACTCATTTTAATTGCAATTGGAATATTTGTTTATGTTAAATACATGAATCATGCAGGAGGAAGTCGCATGTATTCGCAGCCACTCGTAACTATGTCGGTATCATCCTCTCCTTCATTATTTATGGAAGAGGGTCCTGGACTAGATTTTGGTGGAGGTGGACCCTCCGTGAACCAGGATGTACTCATGAATCCGTATGTGCCTCCCTTGAGAGATAATACCGTTGGGTCGACGCAGCCAACATATGATATTCGAGGTGCAGAGAGAGTTGGTCTTGGGGTAGGAGTGTTTAATGGAAGTAGTCGTGTAACACCCGTTGGTATGCGTGTGAATGTCCCGACCCAATCGGTTGACACAACCTACCGTCAGGTTGGAATACTTACACGAGTCAATGGAAATGAGACAATTCTTCCTTTGATGGGAAGACCGTTATTTACGAACCGGGATAAATGGCAGTTCTATACATTAAGTGATAAGAATAATGCGATTAAACTTCCTGTCTCCGTAAATGGTCAAAGTGGCACTGGCGAATATGGATGCAACAATGTAAGTAATGGAGATACTGTATATGTGGAAGGGTATAATGATGCGTTTAAAGTAACGGTTTATGACTCCGCATCGGTTCGATACTTGCCATTTTAGAAAGCGGATACGATGGGTTATATAGGTGTCATACCTTTATAAATGTTCTTTCTCTCCTTCTTACTCATCTTTTTAAACGTTTGATTCGCGGTCAGATCCGGTTGCTGATACTGGGTCAGATTCTGGGGCGGATACTGTTGCGGATTCTGGGGCGGATACTGTTGATACTGGGTCAGATTCTGGGGCGGATACTGTTGCGGATTCTGTTGATACTGTTGCTGATACTGCGGA